TCGTAGTCAGAAAACGATAGAGGTGTTTTTAAAAGAACTGAGAAGATCTGATATCGTTTGTCGTCTTGAATGTACTTCAACGAACTAGGTCCGATTAGGGATCCTCTTGGTTTGTCGTTCAACCGAAAGATGTTTCTTTTTGGGTAGGTGACTTCAACGTCTACACCATAGAACGCCTTAAAGAACTGTTCCGCAGATAGTTGCGTACCCTTTGCTTTGTAGAATCGAGATAGAAGTCGAGCCATCAATCGTGGGTCGGCATTCGAGTTTTGGTCAAATGAATCTGTATCAAGACCGTCACTGATCTCGCGTAACAACAGATCTAGATGTTCTAGTTCGGTTGTTGAAATGTTTCTTATATCGAATAAATCCTGAATTACCTTGAACGCAGTCTCCTCTCCCGCGAAGTCATAGTAAGCTTCGAGAAAAGCAATAAGTCGCGGATACTCAGACTGGAAGAACTGAGGTAAAACCTGCGATACTTTTGACTGGTGGAATTTGGGATTGACTCTCATTACAACTCAACCTTGATTGCGCCTGTATCTAAGTTAGATCGAGTGATTGACAAACCCGAATCAAGTGTTATAATATAGTTTCGCAAAGGTACAATTGTACTCTGATTCGCTGGAGTGGCACTTATTTTAATAACATCATCGACGTAACTATTTTCGTCAACGGTTAATGCGTTAAGTGTTACTGTGCCTCTCGCTGGTTCATATGATCCAATGTTATCGATCTTCACAACATTATCCATGTCTAATAATTGTAACTTGGTTGAACCTAGTTTGTTTTTGATGATGACATTCTGCCCGTTAGACTTGAACACCGACGATGTGATTGTGTGGTCGTCTTTGTCTGGTTCTGCCAAGAAGACAGGGAAATTTACATGGAAGTCTTGTTCTATCTTATCAGTAAGTCCCAACCCTTCTTCTAGTCTCTTCTCATTCAGTTCGGTCAACATTTCGGTTACAGGGATTCTTTGCTGTACCCTTACGGCCATGCGCGAGTTTAAAATCGCAGGCGATAGATTATCGATCTGTGTAAGTAGATTTGAACGACGGAAGGTAGAATTGAATGTTGATAGTTCTGTCTGTACGTGACTGTTGATCAAAGACTGAACGTCAGTTTCTAGAGTCTGTGCTTTGTTCGCTTTCAATGCGTCCACATTAAATACGGTCTGAATTTCTAGATAAGTCATTTCAGGATCAACAAACTCTAAGTCGATGGACATGATCGATAGATTAGCAGCCAATTCATTTTGTATTCTCGTTTTTTCGGTCTCTACTATGTTCTCATCCACACCTTCTTGAAAGTTTAGACTGACGAAGACTTTTCCGTATTCTGGCGGAGTGTTATCATTACCGCCCCACGCAATCACATCACGTAGATAGTTAGAATACTTCGCCATAATCAATGCCGTGTAATCGTCTGCGGTGACCAATCGATTTTGTGTGGTGTACGATCGTGGTGCATTCAACTTAATAGAATCTAAAGACTCACGATCAGAACCTCCTGCAGAGGGGGTTGAACTAGTTATCACAGCTCCTTCGACGCCATTTAATGAATATGATTTTGCACCATTGCCTTCTACGTGTCTTGTTGAAATATAAGACACCTCTATAACATTTCCTTGCGTTGGTCTTTTGCCTAAAATATTGCCGTCACTAAAGAATATTTCATAGTTTCCGCTTGGTGTTTCACCCACCATGTACACTTTAGAATCGTCATCGATTGTAGTCACAGTATTTAAGTCTTGATATACTGTATAGTTTGTAGAAGACCCATTCTCATATACACGAACAGATATGGTGGATGTATCAATATTTTCGTCCATGATAACATAACTTACATTCGAAGCTTGATTTGCAATAAACGTGCGTGTTTTAAATTTACCTTCTGCTATCTGTACATTATTAAAAGTAAACTTACCATCATTCCCAAGTTGGGTTATGTGATCTTCTACTGTCAAGAATCTATATCCAACATCATCTATGTTGGCAAAAAACTCTGATCCTCTACTCAAAATAAAGGTTGATGGAGGAGTTTCTACTGTTATTTCAAGATCTACAGTAGCCCGAGCGGCAGTACGAGACTTGACAGTGTACCCCAACGATTCCGCATGACCAACAACAGAAGTTCTTATCTGAGATGTACTAAGAAAAGACTCGTTAATCGACAGGTTTGCTACCAATGCATTAATGTGCGTATTATAAGCAAGCACATCTAAAATATTGGATATGCCACTAGTATTGAAATCAAAGTCTTCAAACTCGCCGCTATTTCTTAAATAAGTTTTTAATTTCGACTTGATATCATTAAAATCTAAATCAGATGTGTTAATTGACATTACCTTGACCTTGCAACAGTTAAATCCATAGTGACGACTTTAGGCGTATTTTTAACAGCGAACACCAGCCTTACACTGAGGGAGTAAGTATCTTCGTTAAATAGCGCAGTAACTTCGCGTACTTCTGCGCGTGGTTCTTCGTTTTTAATCGCGAGTCTAATTGTATCTTCAACATCTCGTTCATCTAATACAGACGACAACTCAAATAAAAGGGATTCTAATCCACCCCCATAGTAAGGACGAAATGGCACAGATCCACGATTTGTTAACAGTAGATTCTTAACTGCTTGACGAACCGCTGCAGCGTCTGTCTTTTTATACAGCGCTTTAGTTGTAGGCGTTGCGGCAAACGTGCAGTCGATGTCTGAATATTCGCGATCAACCGTTACTGTGATCGGTTTATTCTGAAGGTTTCCGTCTTGTGTAGAAAATACGCTTGGCATTACATTAAACTCTTTTTGTTGTATTTATACAGGAAGTTCTACATCAAATGAAGTAGGTATGCCAATCATTGGCAAAACATCGCATAATGTCAGTGTCAGTAGGTCCAACAACTTGCCCAGACCAATCGCATCTAGGAAGGACTTGATCTTCTTGATCCATACATTCAGCAGTTCTTTCTCCCAGTTCGCAGAAAAATCACGTGCAGCCTTGATCAAATTGTCAATGTCTTTTTCAGCCGTCTTCACAGTCTCATCGATATTACCACCGATCACATCAAGTAAAGACATACCGAATAGAGATACACCCTCCAATTGATCAATGATCATACTATATGCCTCTGCCTGCAAATCAAAGTTCTTTATTCTGTCCTCGGCATCTTTGAGTTCTTTTTCAAACTCCTTCTTGAAGTTGTCTATTTGGGCATCTAGGTCGTCAATCTCTTGTTGAATGAGTTGATCCATATTCTCTATGTCTGACTGCACTTGCCCCGCTTTAGCGATTGCGTCCGTCTTGAATTGTTCGGCTTTCTGTTTAGCAGATTCTATCTGAGCCCTTATGAAAGATTCAACGTCGAAGTTTAACAGTGCAGGTAACGAAGGCAGACCCAACGCGTCCCATATCTCTTTGAACTTGTCTATCAATTTACCGAACGCTTCGTGTAATGTCTTGGTACAGAACTTGACGATCTCCGACTTGACATATTGCCATGTACATCGAGCTCTCCATTCGTCACACTTCACGCCGAACTCAGCATTGAACTGTTGATACTCTGCAGGAATCATTGCATGGAACTTATCGACTTCAGATTCGATCTGTGATATAATACGAGTCTGTTCCTCTTCTTCAAAGACCTTAAGTACGTCGATACTTATTCCTAAAACGTTTACATTGAATCCGATCGGTATCACTTTCGAGATCATTTCAAGCATCTTCGCAGGAATGAACATATGATATTCTTGTATCAGTTCATTCCACGCATCGTCGGCCTCTTTCTGCCAGTTACGTACCTGACCCTTCTTCCAGTACGGGGATAGAATATCTCCAATCAACTCCATGATCTCTTCGACCTGATCGATGATACCTTGCAACTGTTCCTTTATCTGAGCGATCTCATCTTCGACTAGGTCTTCTAACTTTTGTTCTAGTTCTTCACCTTTCGCTCTAGCCTCTGCCTCTAATCGAGTCCTCTCTGCCTTTAGTTCCGCCTTGATATCTGGTAACGAATCAATGTATACCTGTATCTTGCTTGGTATCTGTGCCAGTTTATTGAACTCGTTAACGATATCGGCGCGGGTAGGTAATGTGCCACCTTCGCACGGTATTTGTATGCCGCCGATCGCAGGCAATGCAAGGGCAGGTAAGACAATGCCGCCTATAGATAGACCGCCCGAAGAAAGAGACTCAAGAAGATCCTTATCTTCTTTCTTGAGAGCAGGGATAGTAGAGTTAGGAACGGGTTTGATGTTGAGAGTAGGAAGTTCTATCTCTACTATCGGTTCTGGTTCTGGTTCTGGTTCGGGTGCTGGTGCAGCGATCGAAGCTGCCCACAAAAGTTGATCGCCCAATCGAATTTCGATGATTGGTTCATTGCCCAAAAATGCAACATACGTTGACCATACCAGTTCATCACCCAGGCGCACTTCGACGATCGGTTGATCGCCAAGCAGAACGTTGTGATTGTCCGACCCGTTAATGACTGGCATAGGTGATGCCTATTAACCTGTGATGAAATACAGTGTATCTGGATCTGGTGTCAATGCAGAATATTGAATTTGGGTACCCGTCCATAGTTTAATGGGGTTACCCGAACTGTTTTGATTGTCTAACACACCACTTGATGCGGCTAACTCTGAAAGGATTGTTGACTCTTGCGCAGTCGCACGAGTAACTTCTGAAGTGATCTGTGTCTGTAGATCGGCAACAACAGTATCGTGTCCATCTACACGAGCAACAACTGCGTCTAGTTCACCATGAACCTCATTGACTGCATCAACATTGTTTTGTGCAGTAGTGTTAAATGTACCCGTACCGACCTTTGATTGATTTTGAGTTACCGTTGTCTCTAGATCTGTGGTACGAACCTCTAACGAAGTGACATCTGTCTCTAACGAAGTAGCACGACTTTCTACCGCATTCATTTCGGACTGTAGAGTATTGACTTCACCTTGTACAGATGTTACATTACCTTCTGTTGTAGTCGCACGAGATTCTAAATCGGTTGCTCTTACTTCTACCGCATCAATATCAGTTTCTGTAGTCGTCAACCGGCTGGAGTTATTAACGATGACCTGTTGCAGATCACTATCAGCATCTTCGAATGCAATAACGATTTCCTGAATCGTATCCAGAGTCTCTGGGGATGTACCTATAAGTGTATCGACTCGACCTGTTACAGTATCTACATCGGTACGTAACCCAAATTCAACACCAGTAGCGCGAGTAACTTCGGCGTCCAATTGACTTTGTAAACCAGACACATCGCCCGACTGTAGGGTTTGTAGAGCAGTGATGTCCGAATCGTTTGCGGTAATCTGCGCCTGTATACTATCTACGTCAGTGCGTAGACCAGCTTCGATACCTTCTGCGCGAGTCTTCTCTGTCGCAATCGCATTAGCGTTAACACCTTCTGCTGCAGTGGCCCGAGCAACTTCCGAATCGAGTTGAGATTGTAGATCACTGACATCACCACCTACTAGACCTTGTAAAGAAAGAATGTCAGAGTCATTATCGGCGACTTGTGATTGTAGGGAATCTACGTCGGTACGTAACCCAGACTCTATCGATGTGGCGCGAGTGACTTCCGCATCGATGTTATTCTGCAGAGTAGTGTCTGCCGATTCACGAGTAGAAGCTTCGGTCGCTAAGATTCCGTCAGCATAGGCTTTGGCAGCTGCTTCTGCGGCGTCTGCCTTGGTAGTCGCATCTGCGGTTGTGTCTGAAAGTACGGTTTCGAAGTTAGTGTTTATTTTATCGAATGCCGGTAGCATAGGTTCGATAACAGTACCGTCAATCTGTACTACATTTAACCCATCATCGGAATCCAGTTGTTGTATGTTGTCTGTCATTATATTACCTATGAATTAAGTTTAACTGTGTCGCCTCTAACGGTTACACTTGGAGCGGATAAGTCAATAGAAACATTAGATGTAACCTTAACATCTTCTTTTACAGCGATCAATGCATTACCAGTGACATTGATTTTAACATTGCCGGTCACACTCACTTCGTCATTACCAACGACTACGGTGAAATGATCTCCGCCAATTACAAGGCTGTCGTCTTTTACTACGTATGTTCTACGAGTACCATCGTCTTGCATTTCGTAATTGGTGCCCGATCTATGTTGTTCTCTGATACGGGTCTTACCTTCGGTGTCATCATACTCCTTGAAGTGACCACGTTCAGTCTCATACACTTTATTAAGAGGATAGTTTGCCTTCGCCTTTTCGTTTGTGTCCCCTTCCTTTGGAACCGATCCGATGATCATAGGTAACTGCGAGTTCTGACCGTCCAAGAAGATTCCGAATACCTGTGTGCCTACTAGTAGGCCAAGATTTTGTCCTTTACCTTCGTGTATTCCTTGTGTGATAGGAACGACAACCTGCGCCCACGGTAGGTCCGCATCTTCAATTTCTTTAGTGTTATCGTGCACTCCAAACACACGTACTTGTGCACGACCCAACTTTAGTGGATCATCTTTTACATTGATAACCGTTCCGATAAACCATCGGATTTGATCACCATAAAAATCTACAAACGCTGGAGGAATCATGATACACCATCAGTATACATCTTAACACCAGAGAATGTTAGTGTGTAATCAGTTGTTGTGAACGAATGCTTACAAGCAAAAATTATATAATCTCCGGATTTTTTAAAATCAAATAATTCTTGAGGGTCTCCGGTTTTAGTATTACGCAAAAACTTAATTGTCAGCTTATTTCCTATCGTAGAGCTTTTTATGCCGCTGAAAAAATCTATTCCGTTTACCACAAAAGTTATAGGGTCTGTGGTTAATAATTGAGAGATAGTTCGACTAATTTCATTACGTTTATATGCAGGAACATCTTCTCCTTGAGATATGGAGTTTTTATTATTAAAGACGTTTGCGCTTCCTATACGAGTAATCTTTCGAGAGTTTATTTTTGAATCGCCGGAAGACCAATCATGTCGAGATTTATCAAAGATAAGTTTTGTTTTCTCTGTTAAAGAAGTGTCTTTATCCAAAGTATTCTTAATGACATCCATATCAAAATCCAATATGAAATTGTAATTCCTATCATTCCCTTCTTTTTTCGTTATGTCAAGGTATTGGTGTTCTGCCCCTAGTAATCCCAAATCAATCAATTTGTAAACATCATAAGTATCCTTACTTTGATATCCCTTGATGACTCGACGGGCCGTTTTATCAATTCCAAGATTTACCTGACTCTCATAGTGTGTATATTCTTGCCCTTCTTCAAAGTTCATCGATAGTTCTGTCAATATTGTTTGCAGATCCGAAATCTGTAAACTATTATCGACTAATGTAGAGTAGAGGTAGATTGGATATCCTTCAAAGGTTGTGCTTCGATTTTTTACCCAACACATAGCATCAATAGGAGTCAGATTGGGGACGATGACTTTCATGTCTTGAACAACATTAGCTTTTATATCGACCTCAGCCCCTAAAAAGTCTTTCGCTATGGTCTTGATTATTTCAGTCGATTTTCCTGTATATGGTTTATTTACATTCATAAGATTCGATTCAAACCCGATATCTTCAATTAAATGTAGGGTAAAAAATTCTTCGTTGTCGCTGACTTTAGTGGAAGACATTATTTTGTCAATATAAAATTTATTTACAACCGGATAGGCTTCTTCTATATTCGCCTTTAATTCTATGATCACCTTCTCTCCACCACTTAGGTTTAAGAGTCCGACCACATCTTCGAAATCAACAAAACCAACAACAGCTGTTAGATAAGGTTTATCAATATGTTCAAAAACATCGATGTCCGTAACCGCAGCAGCAATTTCCACAGGCGGAGCAATCTCGGTATGTATCGTTACAGATTCGATTGTAACCGCTGTTGCAAATTCTATAGGGGATGGTTTTACTGAACTCATTATTATTTAATCGCTTCTCTAAACAACCGTACAACTTTGTTGACGGAATTAGGTTTCAGAACAACAATATTTCTTAACTTATCGTTCTCTTGTATGTAAAACTCTAGATTGGTGACTTCTATGTATGGGTCTGGAGAAAGGTCCAACTTATTTGTATATAACTCTCCGTCTTGTACATAGTGATGCGCAGCTAGGTACTGATCTTCAACGGACACTAATTGTAGTTGGTCCATAGTTTGTTGTGCAGTTATTATGTCTGTTGATTTAAAATTCTCTTGACTGGTCGTTTCAATAACAAGTTGTCCTAGGTCCAAATCAACCGACAGTATTACTCCTGTAGCATGAGAAGGTGATCCATCTGAAGACTGGGTTGCTTCTACAGTAACCCCAACGCCGAAAGAACTCGGAATCAAATCTTCGGTTGTTAATGCGATATGAGGAAAATCTTTTTTCGCCTTATTAACGATTTCTACGTGGTCCAGAGGCCATCCCTGTTCACGCAGGCTATCGTTCATCATGTAAAATGTCCAATGCAAAGTTGGGTTTTCATAAAGAGAAAACGCAAGGTTGTCCGCACGGTCTCCATTACGAATGTAATAGTTCTTGTAGAACGAGCTGTTCGTTTTAACTTCATCTAAAACCTCAGCGTACACAGAAATATTCTGCATTACAGCTTGTTCGTTATTGGCGAATGTGTATAGCGAAGTTGGAAATTTTTTGAAGTATGACATTAGTAACCATCCTCCTGAATAATATCTTTCCGAGATAGAGTGCTCTCTTCAATGAAGTTCAAAGACAAATCAATTTCTACTGGTCGACCGTCGTCATGAAAAGACATCGATGAAGGATTATAGTTAGTAGACACAGACCTTAAGAAACAATCTTTGATTTTAGTACCCACGCGTTTTCCTGTAGGTTCATGCCTAACGTGTATTTCAAACATGTCTGGATACTTGTATCCGGCGCTTATACCACCAGCTTCTATTGATTCTGGATAAGAGTAGACTCGAAAGTACTTGATAATTTTTTCTACTTGTTTAGCTTCTTCATGAGACCTAGCAATGAATTTAAATGTAAAAGCAAACTCCCTTAGAGAAACACCACGGAAAGCACTCCTAACATTTGGGTTAACTGCGACTGCTCCAGAGATCTGAGCGGCCTGCCCTATCTCTGATCCAACAACAGGTATTCTTCCAGCTGCTTGTGCCACACCTAATCTTGCAGCATCGCCAGCAAGTTGTCCAGTAACAAGGTCAACAATAGAAGAGAACCCCTTACCTAGAGCACCACCAACGCCTCCAAGGAGTCCTTTTCCACTAGAAAAAAGACCGGCCGCAGCTGCACCTAACTGACCCAGTTCAGGGGTTGCTATGTTAAACGTGTCATTTTGCTGCAACGAGATAGGCAGGTATAGTTTTATATTGATCCCTCTATAATCTACTGTTCTCTCGGTATATTTTACTTCACTATCCGAATTCTTTTGATCTTCTTTGCGTTGAAGCGCGGCAACCTCTGTTTTTATGTCTTTGACTCTTTGTACGTCTGCTTCAGTGCCATTTCCCGAGTCTATTTTTGCTTGCACCTCTCTAGATTCCTCACCTAACTCCCTCTTTTCTGAACTACCCGAGTTCAGAAGATCTCCTAAAAAAGAAGACCCATCTACAGAGGCTCCTCGAACTGCCCTCAATTTGAACACAACACAAGCACCGTATCTATCTTTATGATCTAATGGGAATTCGCAAGTTATGGTTTCGCCGGCGCTGGGCTTTGGAGCAACAGTATCAATCATGTCGTCTAGGTATTCAGAAGAATATTCGGAATAACTAATTCCTCCTACTAAGTCTCCTAATGTTGTCGGGCCAGTTTTCTTGTTATCTACCATGAGAAAATCTCGTGTCTATAAATATGATTTAACTATTTATACACGAACTCCGAATGAAGACCTACAAAGGACGATACAAGCCAAAGAACTCAGCGAAGTACGTAGGCGACGTGAACAACGTTGTGTATCGTTCTATGTGGGAACGTCACGTCATGAAGTGGTGTGATGATAGTTCAGACATCGTACAGTGGATGTCCGAAGAGTTGATCATACCTTATATATGTGAGACCGACAACAAACCCCACCGATACTATATGGACTTCGTCATTCAGTACAAGTCTGGTCGCGTTGTACTTGTCGAAGTCAAACCTCATAAAGAAACCAAACGTCCTGAACGCAAGCAAGGCAAGTCGCGTCGTACACTTCTGAACGAGGGAATGACCTACATCAAGAACCAGTCCAAGTGGAAAGCCGCAAAGAAGTACGCAGACGATCGTGGGTACCACTTTGAGATCTGGACAGAGAAAGAACTCACCGCAATGGGTATCATGCCCAAGCCATTACGATCTAAGAAACCACTCAAGAAATTGCCTCCGTTCAAAAAGAAGAAAAAACGCGTATAAATACAGTTAAGAATTTTTACGGAAGCGCACATGTCTAACATATTTCAGAACCTAGAACTGCAGGCGTTTCGTGCTGGGATTACTCCAAGAACTAAGGAGTCCCGTGAGTGGTTCAGAAAGAAGATTAAGAATCTTAAGAATATTAATCGCGAGTCTTTGATGAAAGAGGACCCGTTAAAGCAGACGGGTCAAGAGATCGTAGGTAGCATGTACATGTTCTTCTATGATCCGAAGCACAAAGAGACGTTGCCGTTTTACGACACGTTTCCGTTGGTGGTTGTGGTTGGTCCAGCCGAAGGTGGGTTCTATGGTTTGAACCTTCACTACCTACCCCCGATTCTACGTGCGAAGATGTTAGACGCGTTGATGGACATTACAACGAATAAGAAGTTTAACGACTCAACGCGATTCAAGATGTCGTATGAGTTGTTGGCAAGAACTGCGAAACTGAAGTACTTCAAGCCGTGTTTCAAGCATTATTTAAACGAACACGTCAAGAGTAAGTTTGCAATGGTACCCGCGCCAGAGTGGGAGATCGCAACGTTCTTACCAACCGCGAAGTTCGAGAAGGCAAGTATCAGCGCAGTCTATAAAGACTCCAGACAGAAGATAACAGACTAATGGCAGGCATAGAAGAATTAAAAAGCAAGTTGATCTCCAAGGGCGGTATGGCTATGAACAACCAGTTTTTGGTTGAGTTGCCTCCTATGGGGGAAACTGACGGTCGCACATTGAATGTGTTATGTAAAGATGTGTCGTTGCCTGGAAAACAAATCACAACCCTAGATAGGTCTATAGGGTTATACCAAGAAAAGGTCGCCAATGGATTCGTCATAGAAGACGTGACGATGACTTTCTATATGCCGAATGACTACTCGATAAAAAAATATTTCGACACTTGGAGATCTAAGATCCTATACAAAGAACCCAAGGGGTCTTTAGTGGTGGGATACAAAAAAGATTATGTGGAAGATATCGTCATTCGTCAACTAAAGAAACCTGTTGCGCGATTTGGGATAGATATCGGACCTTTAGATTTGAATTTGGATGTGTTGGGGAAATCTATATACAGTGTAAAACTAATAGAAGCCTTCCCTACTTCACTAAATTCAATTCAGTTATCTAATGAACAAAATCAGATAGTAGAATTTAGTGTCCAGTTTTCATATACAGACTGGATAGTTATTGAAGATGAACGAGGTGGGTTAGAACCAAGCATTGGACTCAACCTTGGTGGTTTAATTTAAATTATAGGATACATTATGGCATTACCAAAACTTAACTCGGCACCTATGTACGAGATGACAATTCCGTCTACTGGACAGAATGTCACATACCGACCTTTTCTAGTCAAAGAACAGAAGAACCTGTTGATTGCATTCGAAGCCCAGAATCGTAGAGATATTGTTCGCGCAATCGTTCGCACCATAGAATCTTGTATTGAGGACGATCTCGATGGTTCTCTGACTACATTCGACATCGATTACATGTTCACTAAGATACGTGCCAAATCGGTCGGTGAGACTTCAACAATCACAATGCCGTGTGATAGCTGTACGGAAAGAAACGAGGTGTCGGTAGAGTTAGATACGGTGGAAGTAAAGGGAGAAGTTGCTGATAAAATTATTCAGATAACTGACGAAGTATCTGTTAAAATGAAGTATCCTACATACGGAGAGTTTCTGTCAAATCAAAATCTATCTGACAGTCCAACAATCACCGAAACGCTTTTACAGTTAATCATTACATGCATGGATTCTGTAATGACTGAAGAAGAGCACTTCTCTGTTAAAGACGAAGCCAATGAAGACATCCAAACATTCCTTGAGTCTATGACTTCAAGTCAGTTTGAAAAGATATCAGAGTTTGCAAATAACATCCCAGCATTGTGTCAAGACGTAGAGTTTACTTGTTCGTCTTGCGGTACTGAAAATAACAAAACACTGAGAGGACTCGACGATTTTTTTTAGTAAACCTCTCTCATGAAACGTTGTCCAACTATTATCAAGTCAACTTTCAACTAATGAACAATTTCAATTACTCATTAGACGAAGTTGAACACATGATACCTTGGGAGAGAGAAATCTACTTGACATTGTTAGTAGATGATATTAAAGAGAAGAACGAAAGGGCGAAACAAAAAGGATAATAAATGAGCATTCGCACTGTAGCAGACAGAATAAAAAAGCAGAACGAACTGTTAGATGAGTTTACAGAGAAGCTTGATCAAAAATTAGAATACCTAACCGCTGGAGATGTTAGTCCTGAAGAGTATCGTTTAAAGGTAACTGAGGTTGCAGAAAAGATAAAAGCAGTCACGCCCGAGCCTGGCGATCTATCAGAAGAGAAAAAAGATAAAAAAGACCAACACATCGAACTTGTGAGGGTTTTACAACAAATCGCCACAAATACTGGCGGCGGTGCAGGTTCTTCTGGAGGCGGTTCGGGTTCTGGCGGCGGTGGCGGCAAGATTGCGGGAGCTTTTGCTGGCGCGATTGGTAGCGGTCTTGGTGTGGGTATGAAACTATTCGCAGGACTTGCAGGTCTGGGTTTTGGTATCGCTGGATTC